TTTCTAAGCATCAGAGATATTCACAATTAGACGGTGGAGCTTTCCATCAGTTAGACCATATCAATTCAATCGTAGATGAAAAGCCAGTTTTGATTAACTGGGGTTCATTCGGAATTTAATAGGAGATAAAATGACATTTCTTAATCCAACAGATTCACTTAGAAATCTTACTTCGGCAATGGGCAAAAAAGAAAAGTTTAGTTACATTAATGTTCCTAAATCTTCCATAGTCGCCTTAAGTAAAAATAGCGAGAATCCTTTTCCAGCTAACTTTGCTAAGAATATTATCTCCTCATTAAAAAATAATGACAAGAGAATTATGAAAGCAATTTCACATACCCTAGTTTCTGATATTGAAAATGGAAGACATTTTAAAATTGGATTAAACAAAAACTTTGAGTATTACTATTCAAACGTATTTGAATACTTTTATCTAAATAACAAAGACGCCTATCAATCAGTGATTGATTTCTATATTAGAAATACTCCAAAAGTTATCGTTACACTCCATGATAAGAAGTTGGCTCAACGCCACTTTGGATTTGATACGCATATTATAAATGTTCCATATAATAATTATCACGAAAAGTTAGATAGCGTTTATGCACAATTGGCGGAAATGGAAAACGAAGTAGACTATTGCCTTCTAGATTGTGGTGTCTTTGGTTTAGCATTGATGAATAAGATGTGGGATAATCTAAACATATCCATAATTGATACTGGTAAAACTTTGTCATTGAGCAAGGCTGCATTTCATAACAGTACCAATGAAAGATAATTATAAAAAAATACAAGATGATGATATTGAATTTTTAGTAGATCTTTTATTTGATACTAATTATTCAATAAATCAAATAGCAAAAGAACTTGACGTTCCAATATCTGAGATAAATAAAAAGATTAATTATCTTGGATTAAATTGGTTAAAAGATTCTAAAAAGAAAATGTCACGTGGTCAAACCGCTTTGACAATGATAATGAAAAAACTTTTGCCTGGAGAAGATGTAGTTAATGAATTTCATATTGGCGAAAAACTTCGATTAGATGTTTATTGCCCTTCGTATGGAATAGCTGCAGAATATCATGGCCGTCAACATTTCTTTTACACGTCTAGATTTTTTGAATCAAAATATGAATTTGAAGAAGCACAAAAAAGAGATATAATCAAAGCACAATGGTGCAAGGATAATGGAATTGCGTTAATTGTTTTTCGCTATAATGACTCTCTAACTGAAGTTAGCGTGTATAATAGGATGCTGGAAGCTATTAGGAGTAGTCCAGATAGCAAGAAAGATAATAATAAGCAAAGTATTACAACTTCTAATTATTATCAGGAAATGAAAAAGAAAAATTCAGAGTATAAAAAGAATCTTTACCGCAAACTAAAAGGCTCTAAAAATTGATGGCACTTGAAGAAATAGAAGAATCACAAGAAACCCCACTAGAATACCAGGCATTCGCACTTTGCCTAAAAGAGCAGGGTGCGATATCCTATTTTGACGAAAATCTTCCACAAGATATAGTTGGTATGATTCATGGCGAAAAAGGAATCCACGAATTCTATGGTGCGCTTCTTGGTTTTTATCGAGCAACTAATTTAGATATAGTTGATCCAATAGCATTTAAATCATGGCTGTCTAGTGAGACGGATATATATGATGCACTTGGTGGCTCTTCCGGCGTAGGAATAATGATAGATTATATTCTTAGTCTGGATTCTTCTACAAAAGAATCAGTCGTTGAATTAATCAAACACAAGGCAAATAAGCGTAAACAGATTCTCAATCTTCAAGAACTTCAAATACTTATTAATAAAAAAGGTTTGAAATCACAAGAAGATATTGATCGCATTAATGATTTAACTTCTTTAATTAAAGATCTTGAAAATCAAATTAAATACGACCCATTTAGTAAATTAACTACAGCTAATGACATTCTAAATAGAGCTGATCGTTTGCTGGATATACCTGACTTCGTGCCAACGCAATTTAAAGCTCTAAATAGAGCCATGGGCTATACGGATGAGGGTGGATTCTTCAAGGGCGCTGTACACGCAATTATCGCCCCCTCAGGCAAGGGAAAAAGTACCTTCGCTAAGTGTCTAGCTAATAATTGGTTAGATACTGGTTATAGAGTTTTGTATGTAAACTTTGAAGAAGCTTTGGGTCACTGGGAGAGAATTCTTATGACTCAAATCATTGGTGAAAATGTTTATTCAGAAGCTCATAAATGGAGTGAAGAAAAAAAGCAGTTTTACTTGGCTAAGTTTAAATCAAAACTTGAAGAGTGGGGAGACAGATTAATGGTTCGTCATGATCCTGAGACTCCATATTTTGAAGACCTTGAGTTTTGGTTAAGAGATTTAATAGGTCACACTGGAGATATGCCAGATGTAGTTATCATTGACACTATTCAATCTATGTTTACCCGTGGTAGTGGTAAGGGCAAGCCAAGATGGGGCGAGTTTGAAGAAATGATGGTTAGACTAGAAAAACTTGCCAGAGATATGAACTGCGCTATGATCATAACTGCCCAGGAAAACTCAAACAGAATGAAAGAAAAAAGAGAAGTTGTACAGCAATCAGATACAGGTGGATCTTTAGCTATTCAGCAAAAGTGCGCAGTTACAATTTTCATTACAGAAAAACGTTTGGCTTCAAATGATGAAACAGAAGATGAAAATATAATGCAGCTTCAAATACCTAAAAATAGAATTACTGGTTCTGCATTCATGTACGATCCACCTTTAGTAAGATATAACGATGCAAAAAAAATCTATGAAGATTATGAAGTCATTAGTGATCAATCATATTCAGAGTCAACAGATCTTCAAGAACTATTAAGTGGAGAAGGTTTTGACTAATGCTAGAATTAAATGTAGAAGCAATTAAGGATTTTCAAACTTGTGAGAGATTATATGATTTTAGATATCGTGATAAACTTCCTGAAAAAGTTTATTCAAGAGATATATACACTGCTAAATTTGAATCAACTATTAAGAATATTATTTATTTCTTTTGGTTTAAAAAACAAGCAGGCATTAGTCCCTCCTATGCATCTCTTTTAAATAGATGGGAAAAATTATGGTTCCCAAAAAATGTGGATCATTATGATATAGCCACTGAACAACATGAGAGCATGTATGGAAATATGGCTAGCTTGACTACAAAGGCAGCAAGTATACTACTTACGTTTCATGAAACTTATTCAGACGTTGATATGATTCCTCTAGCTATATCTGAAGAGTATATAGCAATTATTAACAAAGAAATTAAGATAGTAGATAAATTTGATTTAATAATTAGAAAAGATAATAAAAATTACGTAACAAAACTTCTTTTTAATTATAAGACAAATCATAGACACATGTATCAAGTTGATTTTTCTGCCATGTATATGGGATTTAAACTCCGTCATCCAAGTCGAGTTAACGAAACTAACTTTGGCTATATTGATCTAATGTCAAATAGTTTAGATTTTATAGAATATGAAATTAGTAGCGAAGATATAGATTCTTTAGAGTACTGGTGTGATACAATGTGTCACAAGGAAACTTTTGTACCAAGAAGAGGCTTAACAGCTTATTGTAAAAAATGCCCGCACGACGACGCATGTTCTAAATGGATTGGATGGAAATAATGAGTAAGAGTATTTTAGATGACATTCTCAAAGAAGATACAAGTAGTCAAATTACTCAAGAAGATGAATACTTAGCTCCTTTATTAGAAGAAATTGGATCAATAGATGATGAAGGAATTAAATCATTTGTTAGATCTCTTTTACTAAAAGCTAGTACATTTTGGGAAATACCATCTAGTTTTTCTGGAAGATATCATCCGCCGGATGAGCATGGTCCTGGTGGAAATGTTTTGCACACCAAAAGAGTTGTTAGAGTTGCGGAAATAATATCTGACTCTTATGCATTAAGTATAGAAGAAAGAGATCTTATAATTGCAGCGTGTCTATTGCATGATATCACCAAAGGAATTCCGTCTGAAGAAAGTGGAATGTTCCAGTATGATCCTATGCATCCCTATACTGTTAATAAATTTGTAGCAGACTGTATCCGCCACGATAAGGAATATGCTAATGATAGTCATTCTTCTACATTGTTTATTTCTGAAGAAAATGTACAGAGCATACTGAGACTAGTTAGATGTCACCTAGGTCCTTGGTCGCCAGTTCCAGAAACATATCCAATAACTTACATGGATTACATTGTTCACTTAGCTGATAATATAGCTAGTAAGGTACATGTTGTAATCGAAGATAGTCAATTAATCAACGACAGATGGACAAATGAATAGTAGAATATCAAAGAGAATCTATATAATTTCTATATTAGAAGATATAATTAAGGAATCAGTCTACTATAGAAATAATTCATTTAATTTGAAAAAAGAAAATCGTATTGTAATCGCCAATATTTCTAACGAAGAGTCTAAGGCAAAAATACTATGATAATACCAAATGATCCAGATAAATTTTTGTCTTCTTGGAAATATCTAGAGACAGCAAAGTATGTACAAAGTTTAGGTAGAGTTATTCGTCAAAAAGACGGAGACAATACTCTGTTCATAGAAGCAAAAGATAAGGAATCTTTTCGTCAACAGAATGCAAATGTTGGCCTTTATACTTCTATCTGGCATTATAATTCTACTGATTTAGATAAAGCTATCAGATTAGGATCATTGTATTTTGACATAGATAACAAAGATCCACAAGAATCATATATTGACTGTATGAAATTGTATAATTATCTTATTAATTATATTCCAAAGTCTGCTATACTTGTATACTTTACCGGGAAAAAAGGCTTTCACATAGAATGTGAAGCTATTACGCTGGGAATTAATCCATCCAATAATCTTCCTAATATTTTTAGATTTATAGCTTCAACTCTAAAAGATAAACTTAAGCTAGAGTCGCTTGACTTTAGCGTGTATGACGCTAGAAGAATGTGGCGCCTAGAGGGCAGTAAACATCAAGATACAAATCTATATAAGAATTTAATACCAGAAGATATTCTTTTTCAGGGCATGGATTCAATAACAGGTTACTGCACTACACGCTCTTTCAATGAAGTATCAGAACAAAACTTTAATGCCAAGGCTAATGAATGGTTTAGAGAGTTTACTTATGATATGGAAATAGAAAAAGAAAAATCAAAAGATTTTATTGGCTATTTCAACAAGTATGGTTCAACTGCGTTTAAGCAAATGAATGTGAAAGAAAAAGAATTTACTCCTGATAAACTTTTGAAAAGCTGTACGTCAATAGCTAGACTTCAGCAACAGGCTATTGAAAAGAAATACTTAGAGCATGAGGCAAGATTATTCCTATGTTCCATATTAACTTATAACGAAGAGTCAATAAAATTTCTTCATGGTATCTTAAGTAATTGTTCAGACTATAATGTTGAAAAAACTAATAGTCATATAAACGATTGGATTAAAAGAAGAGAATTGGGAATTGGCGGAAGACCTTACACATGCGAAAGAGCTAATTCTGCAGGTGTTGGATGTGGACAATGTTCACTAGAGAAAAAAAATAAATGGGTAAAGATAGGGGACAAGTATGTCGAAACACAAGAACAGTCCTCTCCATCCCCGGTACGCTTTGCGTATAAATTAATGGATAAAGGAGGTGAACATGCCTGAGATAGAAGATACAGATGATGTCATTGGCGTCTGCTCTGAATGTAAATCAGATCAGCCAGATAGATATATGTATAATAGCCCGTTTGCTCAAGAAGGTAAGCCAGTGCCGTGCAAGTATTGCGGTGGAGTGGTAATTATTACATATAGAGAAGTAAGAGATAGCTCTTTAGAAGGTTCGGACAAGAGTAGAGGAATTTAATGAAGAATTGGACTAACCTCCATAACCATACAGTCTTTTCAATGTTAGACGGTCATGGCGACATAGAACAGTACTTGACTAGAGCTAAGTCCTTAGGAATGAAAGGCTTAGCTACTACTGACCATGGAAACATACATTCATGGTTGGACTTCTATGACGCTGGAACTTCTATTGGGGTTAAGCCAATTCTTGGTTCTGAATTTTATCAAGCTAGAAAAACTAGATTTGATAGAGATCCTGAAGAAAGATCTGGACCATCACAAAATGAATGGGAGCAAAGAGGTCCTTACCATATAACTATTTTAGCTAAAAATAAAGTTGGCTATAATAATATTATTAAAATATCTTCTAGATCTTTCCTAGAAGGATATTACGTTAAGCCACGTATTGATCATGATTTAATAGCAGAACACTCTGAAGGAATTATTGTTCTTTCAGGCTGTTTAAATAGTGAAGTATGCCAGGCATTGCTAAGAGATGATTATCAATTTGCTCTTTCATCTGCAAAGAAAATGCAAGATATTGTTGGTAAGGAAAACTATTTTATTGAAGTTCAAGATCATGGTCTTGGGGAACAAAAGAAAGTCTTTAATCAATTAGTGCAGATAGCAGAAACTATTGGTGCAAAGGTCGTCCCAAGTGGGGATTGCCATTATGTACATAAGCACGACGCTAGATCTCATGACATCATGTTATGCGTGGCAACTAATGCAAATATACATACCCCAAATAGATTCTCATTTACTGGAGAAGAATTTTATCTTCAATCATATGATGAAATGTCATCTAAGTTTAATCCAGACTGGTTGAAGAATAGTATGGACGTTTGTGACATGATTGATTTAAATCTTTCTTTTGGTGATATTCACTTCCCTGACTTTCCTATTCCAACTCTCGAAGCACCTATGGACTACTTTGATAGATTAGCTTGGAGCGGCCTAAAGGAAAGATATGGTGATCCTCTACCTTCTCATATCATAGATAGAGCTAATCACGAAATACGTGTTGTAAAAGAAATGGGATTTACTGAATATTTCTTAGTTGTATCAGATCTAGTAAATTGGGCCAAGAATAATAATGTTAGAGTTGGCTGGGGACGCGGTTCTGCAGCAGGAAGTATCCTTTCCTACGCATTTAAAATTACAAATCTAGATCCAATCAAATTTGGATTAATGTTTGAACGATTCCTTGTTGAGGGCAGAAAATCAATGCCTGACATCGACCTTGACTTTGATGATAGATATCGTGACGAAGTAATCAACTATGCCAGAGCAAAATATGGGTCTGACCACGTTGCACACATTTGCACGTTCAACAAGACAGGCGCCAGACAATCTATCCGAGATGCAGCCAGAGCTCTAGGTTACGATTTTGCCGGTGGAGACGTAGTGGCAAAACTCGTTCCTCCGCCAGTATTGGGCATCTCGAAAAATCTTTCGGAGTGCATGGAAGTTGAAGAATTCAAACAGCTGTATGAGAAAGACTCAGATGCCAAAACTATTGTAGATACGGCATTTGGACTGGAAGGTCTAGTAAGACAAACTGGCATACACGCTGCTGGTATAGTTATATCTAGGGATGCACTAACCGAATACCTGCCTATCATGCGCAAGG